CTGCGGATATTTTGACCATTGCTTGTGCAACACTTTTGATGTCGGTAAACATTCCCGATTCGTAAAATGCTTTACTGATATTCATTATATCAGTAGTGTTAATTGTTGTTACTGTTGTTACTTGTGTGTTCATTTTGTTAGTTTTTAGTTATTATTAATTAAGTGAGTTAATAAATTCGATGTGTGCCTCTTTTGTATCAAGTAGAATATTATTATCTGCCCTGCGATACATTTTACGTTCAGCATCATAAACCATGTGTCTATGCACTTTGTTATGGTCAGCAACTGACAATTCAATAACATCTTTAAAATGTTCCTGATTGTATGACCAATGATGTAATTCGTTACCTTTTATTTTTGCTTTCATCTTTGACATGTGACTTCTTGCTTTTTGCTTTTCAGGATATTTTTTATTGTACTTAGCCATTGTTTCCCTTTTCTTTTCAGCAGTTGGTTTGTAAATTTCTTTATAATTTAATCTGTAATACTTTTCTCTTGCTCTTATTTTTTCCTTTTCAACCCATTCAATATTTTGCCTAAGCAATTTTTCTCTTTTATCTGAATAATTTTTAGTACACTCTTTACATTTGCCTAAGTGTCCATCGCCCATTTGCTTGTGCTTGTAGTAATCTGATAAGGGCTTTTCAGTATTACATTTGAAGCATGTTTTTTTATTTTCCATGCCACAAATGTAATAATTAAAATGGTAATATCAAAATAAATTTACCATTTTAGAAGGGCAAATCGCTTTCAACATCATTCTTTTGCACTGATTTTGAATACTCCACTTGCGGGTCTTCAGTCTGTGTAAACGGATTCGCATCCACTTTCCAACATGCAATCGTATTAAATACCTTTACCTCACCTTGTGGCGATGTCCACTCTCTGCCACGAATGTTGATGTAAGCTTCAATGTCTTGCCCTACTTTTAAGTCATCTGCAAGTGAGCAGGACTTCTGCTGCAATTCGATTGATACGATTTGTGGGTACTGGTCTGTTGTGGTTAAGATTAATTCCCTCTTTGAGAACTTTCCATCACTTACTGATACTGTTGCGCCTATGCGCTTAATTGTGCCTTTGATTGTCATTTTTTTATTGTATTAATTATGATTAGAATTATTGTGAATTGTATCGATTTTTGGAACGTGCAAGTATTGTGAAAGAACTATTGAGAGAAAAGCATTGTTAGGGATGAAGTCTTGACCGCTTAAATCCATTTCGTTAAATCCTGCCGAAATAAGTGCATCGCATTTCTTTAACAAATCGGCTGCATCTTTTTGCTCAAATGAGGCTGCTATTTTGCCATCATCCCAAAAATAAAAATGTTGAGAATCTGATTCGTGTTCAATTTTTTGTTTTTGTTCATCGTTAAACCAAGTTGTAACGGTTGTGATTTGTTTTGTGATGTGAATTGATTTCATGTTAGTTTGTTTTTTATTGGGTTTGTAAATGGGGGTGTTTAGCCCCCTTGTTTGTTTTATTTTTTATGCATTTGCGTATTTTAATAATTGATTAAAGTTATTAAAAAATCTTCTTTGCATTTCTTGATTACTGTTATCAAAGCAAATTTCTCTGCAAAAATCTTCAATTATTGTTTTACCATTTACAAATCCTGCTTTAAATGTTAAACCATTTATTGAAAATTGAATATCTTTATTATATCCATTGTTTTCTAAAACATTATAAGAAATATTCATTTTTGTAAGTTTTGAAATTAAGTTTGTAGTTGTCATGTTGTTAGTTTTTAAAATTATTTGTTGTTGTTATTTGATAGGACAAATGTACACTTAATTTCATTACCTCAAAATAATATTTTCAACTAAAGTGTTAATTTATGTTAAATATGCTTTAAGAAAATCATAAATCATAAAATGTTGTGGCTTCCAACGGTCAACTTTACCATTCATTAATCGAGCAATACCCGGCCGAGTGTAGCCGAATTGTTTAGCCGCTTCGGTAATCGGGTTGCATTTCGCTGGTCGCGATCCGTTGTGTTCAACAAGTGCCAACATCTGTTTGTATTCTTGTTTAAGTTGGGTGTTGCTTGGTTTGATTCGGGGTTGTTCTGCGGTTATGTTCATGTTAAAATAGTGTTGGGTTTAGTTTGTTTCATAAAAGTTTAAATGTTAAATCGTTTTGCAGTTCAATTGTGAAATCTTGTTTTCCGAAATGTTTAGAAATATGCTCAAATAAATCATTGCTTCTAAACCTCATCGTGTTGGCATCAGCAACTGATAAGTGATAATTATCGCTTTCTTTTAGTTCCTTAAAAATATGCAATTTTTTATCTTTAAATCCAAACATAATACCATCAGTTTGTGGGTTAATATCCATTTGTTTTAATATTAATTTTGAAACAATAAAAACAGATTGCTTTTTTTTAGCACACCTTATTATTGGTTTAACTTGATAGGCACTTGTTGCACTTCTTTTTTTTCGTAGTTCAACCATCATACTTCTGACATTATTAATAACTGATTTGTATTCGTTTTTTTAGCCACCTTATAAGCGGCATGTAGTTTGGCCCTTATCTTATCGCGAAACAACTGCCCATCTATCCATACACGAAATTCTTGAGTCCATTCCTTTTCGATTATTTTTGGTTTGTACTTTAGAAGCTCCACAACCGTTGCAAGTATTTGGACCACCTCAAACTTTTTAACGTGAAATAGCATTGCGATTTCAACTTGGGTTAGTCCTGCATTATGTTTTAGCCACATATCCCAGTGTTGTGGGTCTATTACATCGGGTCTTATGATGTTAACGTAAGCATCACTAATGTAGCGGCTTATCTTTCTGTTGCGTGGTTTAATTGATTTTTTCGGCATTGCGTATATTGTATTGCATCAACACTAATGCTGAATGTATGGCCTCAGCATTGCCACCTTTGTACGTTAATTTTGCGCCTCCTTTAGGTATGTAGGCATCGGGGTTGCTTCGGTAACCGAATAATAAGCGTTGGATTAGTTGTTTCATGTTGTTAGTTGTTTGTTTTGTTTTTAATTAATTTCTTTATCAATTTAATTGCAGTTTTAACATTTAATTCTTCATCAATATCAATATTAAATTCTTCCATAAAAAACTTTTTGTATGTTTTATAATCTAATAAAATTGTTTTGTCTTGTATTGAAAAAAAGTCAATAGGTTTTATACTGCAATACAACTTGTTATTAAATCCATAATCAAACAACAAAATTGGAATTCTATTTATGTCAAAATATTTATCTAAAAATAAAGGGCTAATGCTTTCTTTCATTGTATAAACTTTGATTATTCTTTTATCCAATACACCCTCATTAAATAATATCTCATACCTTGCAACACATTCATTTGATGATACTCCAAATTTAGAATATTTTTGACTTAATGATTGGGAAGTGAAACCTTGATATTCATTAAACACATATTTTAGATTAAAAAAATCAAATTCAATATCATATTTGTGCCAATTATATTTTTCTAATTCAGCAACATCAATAGTTTTATCTATTATTTCAGTTTTATTGTAAGTTTCCCCATCAACATCAACTGATTTAATTTTGCGTTCTATAATGTCAATAGTTCCACCTATTGTAAATTCATTATCCGATATTTTTTTAAAGAATAAATTATGCATTGTCAAAGTTTTTAGATTCCGCTTCACGCAATTTTAAACCATCTTTATAAACTGCATTGTGCTGCGTTAATTTCATTTGAATATCTGCTCTCTTTAGTTCATACATTAAAGCATTGTTTGCTTGTTTTGCTAAATTAGCTTGTGCTGATGCAGTTTGCACATCGATTTCATTATTATCTAACTTCTCCATTTGTAAGAAGATAAATGCTAACATTGATTTGTTGTTTACTGGTGTCATTTGTTTAGTTGTTTAATTGTTAGTTTTAAAAGTTTCGGCAAACCTACTAATAATATTTTTAAAAATAAAATTGTTTGCTAATTATTTTTGTTTTATGTTTGCGGAAATTTAAAACTAACATTATGACAACAACACTAACATTAACATTGCATTGGGAGTATGAAGAAGATGACCGCGAAAACAACATCAAAGGCGGTTGGGTATTAACCGACATCACAAATGGAAAAACATCAGTACATTTAAGCCCTAAACTTGAACAATTACTTAACGAAGAATTAGATCCTAACAATTTTTAACTATGAAAACAAAAGCATCACTTATCCTATGGGCAGTATCAGCCCTATTTATGTCATTTTGGGCAGTATCATTCGCAATGACTGGCGCAGAAAATGGAAACTCTGACGGATTAACCTTTACGCTATCATTATGCGCCTCGCTAACAAGTGCGGTGTGTGGTGCAGGGTTTATGCAACAATGGTTGAAAAAATGAAACTGCTCTGGAAACCTACCAAATTAACGTGCGATATTATCATCCCAGACATTGAAAAGTCAGATGGGGTGCAAAAGGTTATAGGATTTTCACGAGGTTGGCATCATTGGAATAGCATCCGTTTAGGTATTCGCAAAGAAAACGACTATTGCGTGTTGTATTTTTACGCATACATCAAAGGTGAGCGCACCATTCAACGGATAGGGAGATATGCAATCGGTGACCTTGTCAAGTGTGAGTTAAATTGGGGCAGTTATATTGAATGCAAAGCTAACGATGGTTACGCATTTAGAATAGCACCAAGACACTCTTTGCCGCTTGGGTATCAGTTGTATAGTTACGCTGAGAAAGATGGTGTGGAGGGCATAGAAGTGCCGATTGATATTGAGATAATGAATTTAGGGATTTATTAACGGTTTCGGTATAGGCGCAGAACGGATTAATAACTTAAAATATAAATAGGATGAAATACTTAAAAATATTAATTGACCTAAGAATATGGCACTTGATACCATATTATCTTAAAGAACAACTCGTTTTAGACAACAGAATAACAGAATCTGGTTGGCTATGTTTTAGGATAATTGTAACGTGGAAGTAGTTTTGCGCTTATACCTTGTTATAGCATCGTTTTAATGTGCTATAACGGTTGAATATTGGCGTTGTTGCCATCACAAAAATTAATTAATAGCACAAAACTTTAAAATTATGGAAAACTTAACAGAAATCACTAAAGGCAATAACGCTAATACTTTGTTAGGCACAGGTTTTTGGTTTATTGAATATGATATACATTGCGAATTATGGACAATTACACCAAAGCGAAATCAATGTGTATCAGACCAACATCCTTTTGAGTGGTTAAAATTTCTTTCTAAAATATCATCATTTAAAAGAACATTGGTAAATTGGAAGGGAATAACTGAATCAGAATATAAAAGTGGAAAAGAAATTTTAGGTATCGGGTAAACTTGTGCCTAACTAACATATATGCGCTACATTTACACGCATATACAACAACCTATGCGTGTCTTAATGTTAATAATGTGGTTGCTATTCAATAGCTGCCATACAAGTAAAGAGTATAAACAATTTAAAAAAACTGTTAGATGCCCACAAAACAAATAAGCGCAGTTGACTGGTTAGCGAATGAGTTAGCCATTCCAAAAGAGTTGCTAAAGTTAGCGAAAGAAATGGAAAAGCAAAACATTATCAATGGCTACCACGTAGGCTATTCAAGGGCTATAATGCCGAAACAGTACAATGCGCAGGAGTATTATGAACAAAATTTTAATAAAGAAGACTAATGGAAGCAAAATTAAAAGCAAAAGAATTATTTGATAAATATAAGCCAATATGCGCTGGCTATAGTGGAGGTCAATCAAATAAATACTTTACTAAACAAGCTGCATTAATTGCAGTTGAGGAGATACTAAATGAACCAGACTCTTCTGAAGTTTACTGGAGAGAAGTTAAAAACGAAATAAACAACCTATGAACCCAAAATTAAAAGCAGAAGAATTAGTATTAAAGTTTTTAAGAATAGAAAATAATACTCCAGAATGGTTTAATACACACATCGCCAAACAATGTGCATTGATAGCAGTTGATGAGATTATTAATAATGTATTAGTTGGTATTGATTTACCTTCAACATGGGGTAATTATTGGCAAGAAGTTAAAACCGAAATAAACAACCTATGAAACCAAAAGATGAAATAGAAAAGTTAGCTGAAAGGTATGCTGATGGATATAGTACAGAAGAAGCACACGCAAGTTATATTGCTTTTCAAGATGGCTACACTAAATGCCAAGAAGATAATAAGTATAGTGAGGAAGAAGTTTTAGACTTATTAGCAGGGTTTATAGATAGTAGAGGTAAAGATTTTGTTCCCTTTAAGGATATACAAAAATGGTTTGAACAATTTAAAAAGAAATAATATGAAACAAGTCACAGCAGTTGAATGGTTGCAAGCAGAAATTGATAATAAAGATATGGGAGAAATACCTATGTGGGTTTATGAGTTTATTGAACAAGCCAAAGCAATGGAGAAGGAGCAGATAATTAAAGCGTATGAATATACAGCAGCAGGAACAAGCCATTATGGAGAACAATACTACAACAAAATTTATAAAACACTATGAAACCAAAAGATGAAACCAAGCCCTTTGAATCGAGATTAATCGAGGACTTGCACCCAACATTAGCTAATGCTTACAAGAAAGCAGAAGCGCAATTCAACGCAGCACATAATGATGTTCACGTTATTATTGTATGCACTTATAGAAACAATGCAATGCAAGAAGTTTACTATCATAAGCGACCGAAGATTACTAATGCTCGTGCCGGGCAGTCACCGCACAATTATTACCCATCTCGGGCATTTGATATAGCATTTGTGAAAGTTGGCAAACGTGAACTTGATTACTCTGCAAAACATTTCAAAGAGTTTTGGGAATTATTGCAATCGGTAAGCAACAAGCTAACTTGGGGTGGTAATTTTAAGAACTTTTCTGACCAACCGCACTATGAACTTACTAACTGGAAAATGACCATCGTATGACAAGAGGAACACGCTACACTAATGGCAAGGAGGTAATAACCTTTAGCAAAATTGATTTCATAGTTATTGGAGGTCGCAAGATTGACCACGTTTATTTTCGCAGGAAAGATAAAAACGATTTGATTATGCCTTTGGTGGAATGGAATTTAAAGGGTAAATTTGAATGGGAAATAATTAATTGATGAAAACAATAAATAGTTTAAGCGGAGGTAAAACCTCAAGTTATTTAGCAGCCCATTACCCTGCTGATTATAATCTATTTGCTCTTGTTAAAATTGATGATGTAAAATGCGCCCCAAAAGACAAAGCACTTGTAAAATTTATATCCGATAAAATAGGAGAAGAATTTATTGCAACTGCTGAATCTGATATGACACTAAAAGCAGTTATTGACTTGGAGCAAATGATAGGTCAAGAAATTATTTGGGTACACGGATTATCATTTGAAAAAATGATGAAAAAGAAAAGTGCAATGCCAAATATGGAGTGGAGGTTTTGCACAACTGAAATGAAGATGCGCCCAATTTGGGACTGGTGGTTTAAAAATATAGGCGAAAAGGTAAAGATGGGTATAGGTTTTAGATACGATGAAAAAGAAAGAGCAGATAGATTAAGCACATCATTTAAAGGAATCATAGGAAAGTCAAAAAATGGATTAAGAAATAAATGGGGTGAGTTAGAATGGAGGGAGGGTTATTTTCCATTGATTGAAAATAAAGTTACTCATTTGCAAGTAAAAAAATGGGCTGATTCAACAAACTTAATATTTCCATCTGATTCAAATTGCGTTGGTTGTTTTCATAAGCCATTACAACAACTGCGTAAAAATTGGGATTTAGAAACTGAAAAGATGCAATGGTTTTCAGACCAAGAAAAACACGCTACTTGGAAAAAAGAAGCTACTTATGCACAAATTAAAACAATAGGTTTGCAACAAGACTTTAACTTTGGCACTGGAAGCGGTTGTCAAGCAGGATTTTGCACTGATTAAAAAACTAAAATATGAATCTAAAACAAAAATACCGCAGCCCCGACAACAAGCAACTAAAGAAGATTGCAGACTACTTAATCTACGTTCTATTGCCTTTCATTCAAACATCGTTAGCACTTGCAGAAACGCAAGGATTAATCACTTTAAAGCAAGCCTTTTGGGGCGGTTTGGCAGCAACATTTTTATTGATTAATACTAAATTCTTAACCAAATTCACAACCGAAACACCTACCAGAACTGCGGTTATTGATGGGGATGGGTGCTAAAAACTAAATAATATGGACGAAAGAGATTACAAGGCTATGAATGAGGAATTAAACAATAATAATATGAAACCACACCACCAAATTATAACATTCGCAGCCCTATGTTTACTGCTAATAATCGGTTTAAATCATTGCGCAAAGGAGAAACCGAAGCCTATTCCATTCGATTACAAGGCAGAAGCGGAATTAATGAAGAAGCAATTCGGCATCGAGCAGGCTATATTGCTTAACCAGTTAGAATCAGTCAACCGAAGACTTCAAAATGCAAACAACGCAAAAGATTCGATTAGAAAGCGTGAATTATCATTAACGAATACTAACATAGCTTTGCTTAAGAAGTTGCGTAATACACTACCAAAAGAATGCGATACGGTGTTTGTGTTGTGTGATGAGATAATTAATGTTAAGGACAGTAGTTATGCAGCGTTATTTACTGCCTTTCAACTTTGCGCTGATGGAAGTACTATTAAGGATTCTTTAATAGTTGCTTACAAGGCTGAAAACGTAACGGATAGTACGTTGTTGGTAATCAGCAAGCAAGAAACTAAACAACAAAGAAGAGGTAAGGTCGCTGCTTGGTGTGTTGGTGGTGCAATGTTTATTCTTTGGCTTGTTGTTGGATTGAAATAAATTACTATCTTTGCCCCGTTCAATGTTAGTTAAGTTATTAGATTCATAGCCCTTGCAGAAATGTGAGGGCTTTGTTATTTATCATCCATCCCCAAAAAAACTAATATTGCACAAACCATAGGCACTTGTTTCAACCGTTCTATCAACGATTTATATTCACGCTCTTGCACGTAATACCAATATACAATACCAATTATTACTATTGATAATAGTGCGATAAGCAATACCATTTCCTTAGTCATTCTTATTTTTTTTCGCAACACGATAAGATGCCCACATCGAAACTACTAATGCACCAAGTTTAGCACCATCGTAAATCGTGTCATATATGCCGACTAAATTCATATTGCCAAACCAGTCTGATGTCCATACTCCTGCTTGAATGATTACCGATGTAATGATGACTAAAATGCTATTGTCGGGGTGGTGTGAATGCATCATAAAGGATAAGTTGGTAAGGTTGCTAAAAATTCAACTGCAGTTTCTTCATTTGGATTCAAAGCTACATAATTAGCCACTAACTTGCAAGTAGTAATCCACCAATCAATAATACTTTGAGCCTCTGCACCAAATTCCACATCGTTTACCCACATTGATACCTCACCGATTGATAGATAGTTTTTATCTGTTAATATTTCTTGCATCATTTCGTTATGATACTTGTTTGTAGGGCTATCGTAAGTTAATTCTCCATCAACTATCCACGATTTGCGCCCATTGCCTTGTTGTTTGAATCTTATAGTCATAGTGTCATTTGTAAAGTTACTGCAGGAATCCATTGTGATGGATTTGTTGTTACCCATGTTGGAGTTGTAAATCTTATAGTGTAATCCTTAGTGGTCACCAATGATATTGATAATCCACTAAACAATGTTTTTAAAGTAGTTGATGCTCCGAAATCAGATGTAAATGTGCCTATCAATGTTTCAGTTGCATCGGTTACGTTTCTAAGGTAAATAGACACCGTTTCATTGCTGCCATTAATCACTTGTTCCAATGTTAAAGATGCTGCCGTTACTGTGCAGTTTGCGGTTGGTTTGAAAGCCCTTCTTGCATCAGTTCCAGCTGGTGTGGCTGCAATAGTTCCAATATGATAATTCGTTGCATCGTTAACTACTGCAATTACAAGTCCTATGCAAGTTAATGTTTGCGTGTTAGATGACGCAGGTGTATAACCTAATATAGTTGCTATCGATGCAGTCTTCCATTGTGGTGGACTTACTGCATTATCATACCATAATGTGTCCTTTAACGATGGGCTTTGTGCCTGAACATTATGTAGTTCATCTAATTCGTAGCCATTTTGTATTTTAACATACATTCTGCCAGATGTACCATTACTTGCAGTTGTTACTATGCCAATGGAAACCAAGTGATTAGGTGCATATTGTTTGGTTCTTGTTATAGCTCCTGCTGTATTTGACAAGTAAACAATATCTCCATCTGCCCAACTACCAACTGATGGCTTTAATGTACTTAACCCATCAAGTAATCCTTGTAATATAATAATGCCCTTTTGATTTGCTGCTATTGATGTAGAATATACCACACCAACTGTTCTTGCTGATGTAGCATCTGATGTGTTGTTTGCTAACTTAACCGTCATCCTATCTCCTACGCCACTAAAAGCATACACCACTTGACCTTTTGTAATGGTTACACTATCATCGTTAGTAACGTAAGCAAAGATGCTATTAGGAGATGTTCCTATACATTGAAATCCATTTAATGTCGAATTGTAAACACATAGCATTTCACCACCATCCCAAATGTCACCACCGATTATTGCGCCATCATTATTTCTGTATAATGTTTTAGCTCCTAATGAATTTATATTAAGTGTTGCTGCGGTTGTATTACCATTTGTAAATCTTATTAAATAAGCATCACCATCGGTATAACTTGCAACACCCGAAATCGTTGCAGTATAAGTGTCTGTGCCTGCTGCGGTTGCTTTTGTGATGCCACCACCAGTAACATCACTTAACATCGCAAATGTGTCACTTGTTGGTTTATTTGGTAAATTAAACGCAACAGGAGTTGCAAGTATTGTAGATGTTATTGATGCTACACCTCCCAATATATTTGTAATATCAATAGTGTCATGCTTAATAGTTATACTTTCACCTAAGCCATTGTCAACAGTAATACCTACTGATGTTGTAGAATTAACAGTTGTTACTTGTTGTAGGTTTGGTGTTGCTTTTAAATTAGCTATATCCTGCGCAGTTGTTTTTTTAGTTGTACCACCTTGCACAATAGGTAATGGTTCTGTGCCTGCTAATGCACCAGCACTTGTTAATGCACTTATTTTTAAATCTGCCATTATAATATTATTTTAGATCCATCTTCTTGCAACAAATAAAATCCATCCTCTAATAAAATAAAGTAAGGAATTACTGCCGCTTCGCTTTCGGATTGAGTTGCAAATATAGTGTTAAATGGTATATTATTTGGTATTTTAGTAACTTGAATTATTTGACTGCCAACATCCGTTGAAGTAATATCTAATCCAGTAAGTTGACAAAATTCGGCAACTCTGTTTAATCCATAACCAAACTGCAAAGCCAAATCATAAACCGATTGTGTTTGCTTAATAAAATAACTATTGTCGGGCTGTTGTGGTGTGTTCTGTTGCTTTATCGCAGCCGAAACAACATTGCGCCTTATTGTGTCATCATAAGTCAATGTAAGGCCCTCTATTGAATCGGTTATTGTCAAATCATTATCAGTGCATAACTTAACCGAATATTGTGCATCGCCATATAACTGTATGGCAACATCATAAATCCCTTGCCCTGCCTTAACTACGTATTGCATCGACATCAAAATTAGAACTATTATTATCGCTGAAGTTAACCGTTATCGAACTAAATCCATCTTGTGCTAATTGTAACAATATTTGTTTTTTTAATTGCAATTGTGAGCCACTGCTATTCAAGTAATTATCAATTCCAACACCGCAAAGTATATACTCCTTCCAATCGCCTTGCGCGGAATTTATGATGTCAACAATATGGTCTTCATCACTTGCACCAATAACAAAATCGTTGTTAACTATTAGCGCATCTCCATCGCTATTTTGCAGAAAATCTTTAGCCGTTGCCATGTTTTACAGTTGTGTTTTCGATTTGTAAAATGTTTATTTGTGGTAATACAAGTGCAGTAAATGTTGATAATGCCACACCTCCATCAATAGGAGCATAACCTGCCATAAGTGCCGTTATTGCTATTTTCAACGTATTAATTTCGGTTTGTAAGTTATTCAATGCAGCGTTCAACACTTGCACCTTAACCAACCCTCCATTCGCATCGCCAGCCAAATAAACTTGGTCAACCTTGCTTACCATTGTCACGTAAGCATTTGCTTGCGATGTTTGTTGAATAATTACTAAACTACCATTTGCAGGTATCAAAGTAAAACCCTTATCAGCATCAGCATTTAGCAACACATCGTAAAATTCTGCATCGCCATTTATCGGGGTGCAAGTGCAAGTGAACGTAGCCAAATCAATGTCGCTCACATTGCACACCACACCCTCATATTGCAGGTCATTTAAACCGCTTAAAGATTGAATCGCCTGTCTTATATCTGTTACTTGTACGCTCATATTATGCTATTCTACGTTCTAATTCAATCGTTTGCTTTCCCCCATCGGTAGTGCTTACTTCTGTTGTAACTGATTTAATTAAGTATTTACCTTTGCGCTCGGGGTACTTCCAACTATCAACAACTGCATAATCGCCCGGCACAACTAATGGCTCTAAAAATGTTTTGAAACTTCCATAATAACCAGTGTAGTTTGCTTGCTCTAAAAACGAATTACACTTTAAATCTAAATCGGCCTTTGTGCCACCATATTGAAAGACAGTTCTAACATCTCCCTCTGTTGCTCCTGTTGGATAAGTAATAGGCTTTTCAGATGTGCCATTGTTTATTATTATGCCCTTAACTAATACCTTAACATCATCCTTTTTAAGATAGGTTAAACCCATTCCCTCTTTAACCATTTTCTCAAATAAAAAAACCGCTTTCATTGCCTCTTCTTTATAAAATGGCAATCCAACACGAAGCACACCGTTTTTAAAAAACGAATACAAACCATATTGGTCACGTAACACTTGCAGAATTTTTCCAACACTTGCTTCTTGCGTTTTAAACTTACCTAATTGTGCGGTTAAATCAACTTTGTATGGCACATTGATGTTAGTTAACATCTTACCGATAAACGTGTTTAAATCAACGCTTTTAAACGATAGGTTTGGCGATATAGCTTGCTTCAACAAAAACATTTCATCCTCGCACAATAGTTCAACAGGCACATTGTTGTTTATCTTACTTATGTAGCCTGTAAATATTACCGTTTCGTTTGGAAAATATGCAGCAATAATTTTAATCTTATCGCCTCTGCGCATTATTGCATTTGCACCCTCGTAAATGTTTTTTTTATTGTAGTTGACATTACGTGGCAATGTTACCGATGCCGTTTGTGTTTGCTTATCGTATGAGCGCGAAACACTAACTTTGCTAACATTGGCGAATGTAAACGTATCACTACGCCCATCGCCTTGTTGCTCTATTATTACGCGGCAAACGATTCTAAACATCTTTAGTTGTTTTAGAAATTGTATAATCTATATCACTCACACAATTTAACTGAAAATATTGCACATTCCGAAGCCCTTGTTGCTGCGACATTTGGCAGCTTTCAATTACTATTTGACTAACACCAAGTATATTATTTAAAAAGTCACTTGTTACTTTTAAAGACACTGGCGCACTTGAATACGATTTAATCAATCTCGCATCGTCATCGGGGTATTCATCAGGATTTTGTGATGCCACATAACCGCGAATAGTTATCGTTAAATCACTTTCGCCAATGTATTCTTTAACTGTGCCTTTCAAATCAATTACCTCTGTTTTAACGATTGTTTTATTAACCGTTGCATCAATGATTACACCGTTTAAAAATAAACCTTGTGCGCCCTCTGTATTGATGCCCGGTGCAACATTGAAAGTGCCAAATGATTTATTGCTTGCTAATGGATTTGGTGTTTCAACATACTTGTTTGTAAAATCATTGTATTCAAATGTT